TTTTTCTTGCTCTTTTTAGTCATAATTATGCTTTTCTTGCATTATAAAAATAGGGAGAGTAGGGTTTTACCCCTGCCTCTCCTGGATTTTCCTAAATAACTGCAGCTAGTCTCATAGTCCTGCTGATGTCCCAGATTTCAAGTTTGTAACTTGAAGCTCTGTAGATACCGGCTTCTTTAGAGTTAGAGCTGACGTTGCTGCCGTCTTTCACGCTACCGGTCATAAGATCGTACACATTGGAAACCATGTAGTACTCTTCATATTCAGGCTCGTAAATGTAAGCAATATTGCTCTTTGTCTTTGCCTCTGCAGGAGCAGCATCCGTGGCACCAAGGTCCATTATATCGTAGCTACCAGACTCAACCGGACGATTGGTATCAGGGTGTAGTTCAGGATAGAAGTAAGGGTTGTTCTTACTGGGATCGTGAACAAAACACAATAACTGGCCATTCATTCCACGGAACTCAGTAAACTGAGCACCCCAGCGAAGAGCTTTGTCAGTGTAAGTTGCCTTGGTAGGCTCGATAAAGTAACTGGAATCAAAGATGAAAGGAGAGACACCGGCTTCGGTAGAGATCAATCGGCTGGCAAATTTAATGCCTTCTTCTCCTGTACGAATGTAAACTTTACGATTGGAAGGATCAACGGCGTTAACATACAGAGAATCAAGTTTGTCGGAGAAGTCACCAAGAGTGAGATTTCCGTTATGCTCCTTGTAGTTACCGTCTCTTGACATCTGCAACCATCCGGCACCTGTATAAACAGGCCTGTTGGTTGCAGAATCAGTTGTGATTTCCACCCTTCCAAAAGTCATACCCATCTCCTTGTCCATTGCAATACGGTCTTCCAAAAGGGCTTCCGCAGTAGTAATAGCTGCACCAGGATTGGTTTTCGTATGGATGGGTTTACCGTTCTTGTCACGCCTGGCTATAACATAGCCTGTTCCAATAGCGTCTTTTTGCACTTTTCCGTCGAACATATAGCCACGGCTAGGTGCTTTACCTGAGCTTCGTGCGCCAATTTCCAAACGGATAAATTTGTCAGTAACCTCGATCTTACGAGCCACATATCCGATATGTGAAGAGAGGTTGTAGTGAGAACCAAATTCAATACCTGAGTATTTACGGTTTAACTCGTCAGATACACCAGTGGTAGCATCTACAACGGTCATACCAACTGCAAGGTAAGCCGGGTCAACAAAAGCCCCGCTTTGTCCGTCCTGGACCTTAACCTTGTAGCGATATACTCCAGGTTGAAATTCCTGGCCATAACCGATGATAGTCAGCAATGGCTGGTCAATACCCTCTGTTTTCAATCGCGTAGGTTCGTGGTACCAGTTACGGTTCAGGTAAATATAAAATTCGGTGTCTGCAAGACCGGGGAACTCAGGTAAGTTTGCGTCAACCTCCATGATTGTAGCTCTCGTATGCGTATCCGTCGCAAGCTGCCATTGATAGGAGTTATGGCCTCCCGGCAGTTCCATGACGTTACCCATACCCTGACTAAGCCACAGAAGAGGCTTATTTACGATATGCGACCCTAATTGGGAAGCAAACGTCTGGGCTCCCATGACACCAAAGTCATAGGGCGAGGATTGTTTGAAGAGTTGAGCCCACGTACCACTATCGGCATAACTGCCGCCCCAATCTGTTCTTGGGTGAGCCTTAAGCAAGGCTGTACGTCTATGCATCATAATTATAAGAATTTACTGTTTGTAGCCTCGTCTGAAAGGTCTACTTCGGAGAACAGGCTGCCTTTTTTGGCATCACCTTTTCCGGAGTTCCCTTGCCCCTTGGATTTTAATTTACCAAGGGCAGATGAGAAGGCATCCTGCTGGATGTTTGTCTTTGTACTTTCAGCATTTAAAGTTTCCGCATGTCTTTTAAGCCAACCCTTAACATCAAATTCACCTGTTTCTTCATTAAGATAGGTGTAAAAGTCTGCCAGTTGGACAATAGCCTTAGGAGAACCGCTAATAATATCATTTTTTCTTGCGATCTCTTTAGGATTCAGAGCTTTGTGTACTATCTGTTGACGTTTAGTCTGCCAGTTAGTATCCTTCAAGGCCTGCTCAATATCAGCCTGTCTTTTAAGTGCTAACTTTTTAGCTTCAGCTTTTTTGTCCTGTTGTTCTTTTAATTCTTTTGCAGCTTGTTCATCAAGGGATTGCTTCTCCTTTTCATAAATAGCTTTAGCTCTGTTAATTTTGGCCGTATCGTCCCCTATGAGATCAATACTGTTAGTTGCCTCTTCAACATTTGCTACAACATTAGTTTGTAAAAGCTTTTCAGTCAAATAGTTAGTAGCTCCTTCAACAGTATCCAAATTTATTTTGGACACTTGCGGTCTGTAGTACTTGTCAAAAAAATCAGCTAATTGTTCGATGCTCCCTTCATTGCCAAGATTGAACATATACTGTGCAAAAACCTGGGAATGTGGATGTAATTCATCTACTGCAGATAAGAAGAGATGTTCAGGTAAGTCTTCCATAGCCTTTTTAAGCGTTTCAGGCTTACCGTCAAAATCCTCAATTGCAGGCATGATTTCATTTTCCACCAAAAAACTGTGCATGATTCCTGCAGGAGTAACTTCCTGTTCTTCCTGAGTATCTTCCTGATTCTGGGTTTCACTGCCTGTTTCAGCAGTTTCTTCCCCGGCTTCTCCCGTTTGACTCTGGATTTCAGTCTCTTCAGTAGCAGCCGTTTCAGTTTCAGGCTCTTCAACATCTTCTTTTTTAGGGAACATCCTTGGTTGATCCTCTCCCTTTGAAGATTCAGCTTCCAAGTCAAATTCAATTCCGAAGCTTTCGTCTACAAACTTCGGGGTTTCAGGGCCACTCGTTTCTTGAGCAAGTCCTAAGTTGTTTCCGAATAAATCGTTGTTTGGCATCTTTTCTTGATGTTTAGTTCAAAAATATCGGCCTTGAACAATAATTCAAAGCCATTACATATAAAATTTAAACACTCGTTATATCATTTGATAAACTACTGTGTCTTGTTTTTAGTCTGGGCAGCTATCTTTTCTTTACTGGCTAACTCCTTCCTTTGCATCTCCTTTTTAGCTTCCAATTCCATTTTAAGCCTTCTGGTTTCTTCTTCCTGCTTAAGAATTTCTTTTTCAATCTCGTCCGCCTGCATATCCTTATTAATATCAGCTTGCTGTGCGTAAGTAGTAGAGTCTATCTTCTCCTGTTCTATAGCAGTTATTCTCCTCTCGGCTTCTTCTTTAAGCATGAAGTCTAACTTACGAGCATGTTCAGACTTGGCGAAAGCTTCATCTTCTTTCATTTTTTGTTGCAGAAGACGCTGTTGTTGTTGATTTTGCTGCTCCATAAGTTTTCTATGTTCGTCAGAAGCTGCCTGTATTTGCTTATGTACCTCTGCAGCAGAAGCTCCGGAAGTAATAGCTTTAACTATAGTTGACATAATTTCAGCACCTTCTCCTGCATTTTGAGCCATAGGTTGAATGTTCTGCATCATAAAATCAAAATAGGATTTATCTGCTGCAGAATCGTGTAGAAATATACCTGCTGATTCACTGTCCAGGTATTGAGGCATTATCTTAATGATCTCTTTTGTATGGTCAGGAGCAATATACTCTAACAAGTAGTCATGTGCATCGGGGTTATCCCTGAACCACATCTTGTAATAAGTATCCAGGTTATAAAGATGTTCGTTGAGTGCATGAGCCCAAACCTTGTTTACATACCAGAATTTAAACTCTGTTCTTACTGTACCCTGTATAAGGGATTGCTGATTATCCCTCACATTGGTTCCCGGTACTACCTGGGCTTCTCTGGATGGTGGTACTCCAATGGCAATACCAAGCTCCTGGTCCAGCAGGTTTACCAAGTGTTGAAAATTAACCAATTCCCCTGCACTGCCTAATTGGGCTACTTCTATGGGTCTGGATTGGCCTGGCGGTTGCCCTAAACCCACCTGATTTTCAGTTCCGGAATAATATAAGGTGTTCATCTTCTTACGAAGAATCTGTTGTTGGGCTAATTTATCCAACCCTTCTATTACATTACCTTCTTTATCCTGTACCAATGCTTCCGGTATTTTGTCAACATCCTGTACCAATGTCCAGCCCTGGTATTTGGAGATTTCTTCATTCTGCAGGTTTTTAACAGCCATTATCTGCAATTGATAAGGCATTCCCTCCTGCATTAAAGAGAGCGAACGGGCATTACGGGAATCAGCGACACCTCCTTTAAAACTCATCTCAAACTTGGTAAATGGGGCATCTGTGTAAACAGGCTGGAAAGGTACTTTACGCATTCTTACATCTACACTGCCCAGACGTTCCATTTCATATCTTCTCGGTATCCAGAGTACTTCTATCTCATGGGTATAGCCATTTTCTCCTTCCCATACCCATTTAAAATCCTTTTCAAACCACCTATTAGTAAACTCTACTTTCTCGGCATCTTCAGGAATAATATCAGCAGCACTTTCCAAAGTAACAGATACTTTATCCCCATATTCATCCAGGTAAGAATAAATTATTACTTCCTGGAACGCTTTAAACTCAAGTTTATGTCTGGGAATAAGATCAGTGTAACGTTTTTCTGTCCACATCTCATCCTGATATAGTCCTATGTACTTATCAAAAGACCGGTTACCAGAATTAAGAGCTTCTACAGTAGCTCTGTATTTATTGTGATCGAAGACGTATTTAGTCATGTGGTCTTCATTCACTTTGGAACCATAGGTTGCATAAGAAAGGATTTCCTCCAATTTATCATCAGTAAGTTCATTACCGTATTCAGTCAGTACATCAGCTACAGTGATCTCGTCTCTGTAGTCAATAGCATCAGAATATTGTATGAATTGAGAGTCAGGCCCTTTATACCAACTAATGAATAAAGGGTTTACTTCCTGGATATAAGGCTTTCTGTGTTTCCACCCATTATACAGAAACACACGGTTACCTACAAACATATCCTTAAAGGAACCAATCTTTTTATTTAAAACGTCCTGGTCATGGTAAGTATAACGCAGCATTTGAGCTTTGTATATCTCCAGGTCTGAAAGGTAAGTCTTGTAA